CTTAATGATACTGAAAGAGCTTTTTATACAATTATATTATTATTAGCTGAGATTGAAAAACAAGCTACAGAAAATAAATTGTACATGGAAAAAGAAATTTTAGAACCAACTGATCCAGGTTTTATAGAACCTAAGCAAGATTAATATTTAAATCTCTTCCAATTTCAATAGCAGATTCTATTGCCATTGCTAGTTCTTCTTTACTACATTCTTTAAAAGACTTACAGTACTCTGCATCAGCTCCATCATAACAGAGTCCAGAATGCTTTTTAACTAGAACTTTCATCTCGTCAAATGTGTAGCCAGACTCTTTGGCTAATTCTCTAATGCAGGCGTGTATCTTAGCCAATTGTGCCAAGCTACCATTGTCTGAAGTTAGTCCCATAAAGACTTCAACTTCCTGACCTTCTTGAAGTTTATCAAGAAATAATTGATAAGAAATCTTTGTGGTTTCATTAATATGCACTAAATTTCCATTCTTCTTTGTAAGTTTGAAACTAAACATATGATTATTTTTTGTATATTATAATGTACTTATGGCAGACAGATTACTACCCAAACAAACTAAAGAGACAACTAAAATTATTTTAGAATATCTCGAAAAGTTTCCTAATTCACCAAGTAAAACTCTAGCAAGAAAAATCTATTCTGAAAATGAAGGATATTTCACAGTCTTTGAAAATGTCTATAGTAGACTAAGATACTATAGAGGTCAAATGGGAAAATATCATAGAGAAAAATTAAACAATAAAGAGTTTCAAAAAGAACTTAAAACAAAAGTAATGCAAAATTTTGTATCCCTACCATCTTCTTTATCAGAAAAGAGAGGAACATTTACATTTCCTACAGGATGTAGAAAACTTGGTGTTATTGGTGACCTCCATATACCATACCATGATGAAGATGCTATAGAAACTGCTTGTGATAAAATGGAAGCAGAAGGCGTAGACAGCATCTTAATCAATGGAGACTTATTAGACTTCTATCAGCTTTCTTTCCATGAAAAGGATCCAAGAAAGGTTCACTTTAAAAATGAAATAGAAGCAGGTAAACAGTTCTTTGAATACATGCGCTCTAGATTTCCAGATATTCCCATTTATTTTATACCAGGTAACCATGAGAACAGGTTTGAAAGATACCTTAGAATAAAAGCATCTGAGTTACTTGACATGGATGAATTCAGGTTAGATGTAATCTTACATGTTGCGGAATACAAAATAGAATATCTTCCATTTAGAACCAAAGTTATCTTTGGTGACTTTCTTATAGAACATGGTGATAAGATTCCTGGAGCAGGTGGTGTAGTACCAGCAAGAACTGCTTTAATGAGACTTAAAACCAATTGTATTGTAAATCACTTTCACAAAAGTTCTCAAAGCTCACAAAGAGTTTATGGAACTGGTGAATCTAGTACAATAAGAGCATATAGCCTTGGATGTCTATGTGAACTAGCACCAGATTACATGGAAATAAATGAATGGAACCATGGGTTTGCTATTCTAACAAAAATTGATAATTTAGTGTCCGTAAATAATTACAAAATAGAAGACAATACCATTATCTAATGTTTCTACCAATAGTACTAAAAGACAAAGATGGAGAGTATATTGAGCATCTCAATATAACTCACATTACCAGAACCTCATTTGTTAATGTAAGAAATACTGATGCGGGTACTAGAATCCATTTAAGAACAGGAGAAGTATTAACAACTCCCGTTCCTATGGATATAGTTCAAACTGAAATAGATGATTGTTATAAATCTGCTGCTGCTATGATAATGTTTAATATCCTAGCAGAAAAAGCACAGCTATCTAAGATCACGGATGACGTTGATACCCTTGGTGGACAGCAACCTGAATCAAATGATCTATAGCAGGTTTAGTTAACTCAGATTTAGTATCCCAATCAAAGTTAAATACTTTCCATTCACCATCTAGGCTTTCATCACTTGCTGATGAAATTAAACTTAATCCTGGAAGTAAGTCTAGTATGTAATAATAATAATCATAGCCATTCTGGCTTTCACTATCTTTGACTTCTACTTTATCAAAGCCAAATTCAATTAGTTCTTGTTCTGTCATTTTTCTATCATTGTTTCCATAAACACAGTGTGATTTAAAATCTCAAAAGCATATGTATAATTTAAATCTTTATATGCTTCATTCTCTTTAGAGTATGATCCGTGTTCTTTGATTCTTAGATCTCTTAGATTCTGTATGCTTAATGTTACTATAGCAAGATTATCTCTATCATCTGATTTCATCATGCTTACAATGTTTCTTATCTCAGCATCATTTAGATAATTATACTTTTTTAATAGCATTAGCTCAGCCATATATACAAAAGGGCGGAATTCATCCTTCTTAGACCCTTTATGATACATATACCATAGATAGTTTAGATTACCATCTGCACCATCAGTAATATTATAATGTTCTTCGGCAATTGCTGCTACAAGTTTTAGCATTTCTTTTGTGTCTCTCATAAATTTTAGTTTAGAAAATATACCTGATGGTGTTCCACGGTATAATATCACCATGAAGTTTTCTAAATTCTTCAATATATCTGGATTTGTCTGATGATACATATCTAATATTCTCTCCTCCATACTGGGATATTTTGGTTTCTTGGATTTCTGGTTTCCAAATAAGGTCCTCGCCAGGAAGTTTATGTTCCAAATTATACTCATGTTTTTTTGCATTATGTGTAAGAAATATTACTTCTGCTTTTACATCTCTATAAGCTTGATTAAAATACAATTTATCCCTAGTATAGGCATCATCATCAATTAACTCAAATAAATGTTTGTAATCTTCTAACCACTCATCATATACAATAACAGGACTAAAGTTTAAATGAACTTCATAACCTGCTATAACAAAATTAGTGATAGCTCTTATTCTTTCATTAATTGTACTTGTGTTTGGTTCTAAGATCTGTCTTAATTTTTCCGGCATAAGACTAAATCTTATTCTAATCTTACCTTGTGGATTAAACTTAAGAAATTCTTTGTTCACATATTTAGTAGCAAATGAACCCATAGCAAGTGGATGATCTCTAAAATACTCAAATATTCTTTCCCACTCATGATATTTGGCATGTAAAGCAAAGTCTTCATTGCATGAGATGTCATAAGTAATATAGTCTCCTGTTTGATTAGGTTTTTCTACATCAGCAAACCAAACATGGTTATTAATTGCTGTCAGGATATCCATAGGATTTGTTGCTATAGTTAATCCTTCCGGCTTATGCCTCTTCATATAACAGTAAGAACAGTTATACAAACAGCCATGACCAAAGGACGGGCTGATATAATCAGTTGACCGTCCAGATGGTCTAATCTTCATAGTTTTTCTAGTAACTTTCTCTACCAACGTTTCTGAAAGTTAATAAAAGCTGTAGCATTCTTATTGGAATCAAATATCTTGGGCATCCCGTGTTTATCTAACACATCTTCCCATCTAGTAAACAACCATAAGAATTTAACTTTCTTCTGTACAGAGAATCTTGTCTCTGACATTGGTGTAAGTTTTACCATTAATACTCTGTAACCCTGCTTGTCCTCCCCTTTCCTTAAAATAATCATATGTGTTGGTTTATTTAGTTACTTATCTAATTTAATCTGATTCTCATCTAGTATCTCAAAAAACTTATTCCTAATCCTTTCTACCATATCCCATTCTTCTTGCTTAAGTTCTTCATACTTCCATAGTGTTCTCAGCTCTTGAGATATATCCCATAATGCTGAATACATTTTACCACCTTGTGTAGCAAAATCAAATTCTATTTGATCCTCTGGCAGGTTAAATTCAAGTGTTGCTTTCATAATCAATATGTATTAAAAAACTTATCTTTCTTTTTAGTGTAGGATACTTACTCAATAACCACAAAGTTAAATCATCTTGTTCTGAGTTATCAATATGGAACTCAGCATATGTATGCAGTTTGTGTCCCTGTAACACTTCATTCTGCTGTAAATGCTCTGGAATCTCAGACAGCATAATTACTGATTTAGTTATTGTTTTCATAGGTTTCTTTATAGTATTGTTCTCCATCTTCATAGTCCCCGGTCCATTCACAATCATTATAAGCATTTACAATCTGCTCTTTCTCCATCTCTTTGGCTTGTTGCATTAGTGAATCTAATTGTTCCCATTCTATTTTACAAAATTGTGGATCACCATATGATTCTAATTCTTTACTTAACCACTCTACTGCTGTTTGTTTCATTTTAATTATTATTAAAGTAGCCAAATGTTCCTTAAAAAAGCACTTTTGGCTGTGGATAATCGGTTTTTTTCCGTTTATATACTTAAAAATTGTCAATTCTATTTAACATATGTGGTAAAAATTGCCCCTTATCCTGAATAGATTTGTCAGAGTTAAAGTTCAATAATATTACCATAAGATATTAGACCTTTATCAAATCTACCATCAAATACACAGGCAGCATTAGAATAGATAGTATCTCCACCTCCTATTCTTGCAGTACCTTGGTTAGTTATTCCTTCAGAGTTATGTATATGTCCAAAGCATACAGCTTTTAGGTTCATTTTCTCAACTCTTTTTCTTAGTGCAGAGCATCCACACATTTCTAAATTGTGTTTTGCATCTGCACTTAGATCTAATATACCTTTTGGGGGACCATGAGTAATAAGTACATCAGTATCATCTGGAATATTCTCCCACACACTGTGTAACTTATGTCTAGCTTTCATGAATGCCCAATCATTAAATGATGGAGTATAAGGACTTCCCCAGAAATTAATACCATCAATAGTAATACCTTCATTCTCAAGGTATATAATACCATTGTCAGTAAAGTTTTCACGGGATATAAATTTCTTATCTATAGAAGTATCATGGTTACCTGCTACATATATCTTAGTAGCAACAGGTACTTTACTATACCAATAGATAAAGTCTTCTACTTCTACTTTATTCTTGTAAGGATCTTTGTAATTAGAACAGTCTCCGCTGTGTATTACAACATCTATTCCTTCAAATCTGCTCATTGGAAAAAACCCATGAAAACTATGTGTGTCTGAAATATGTAGTATTTTCATATTGTTTTTATTTTACTCTGGTAATTCTTCACCATCTTTACCAGTAACTATACCCATTAGCTGTTTCATAATAGCATCTTGTGTATCTCCCCAGAACATATCACATTTAAATACATTATCTGTAATAGTATATGGTGGATCTAGAAAGTATGCTTGCCAATGTTCATTAGGTTTAGAACTGAATCTTTTACATTTTTCTTTTACCGGGCAATCAAACCCATGGCACATAGTTATATCACTCATAATCATTTGTTTATCTTAACTGTATCAACTATTTCCAAAGTTACAGATATTACTCCAAACTTTACAAAATTTAGTTGTTTAGCACATCCATAACTTAAATCTGCAATAAAGTGTGATGACTTTGGTAGTCTATCATTAACCTTTACAAATATTACTGAATCATTCTTTAGGTTTGTCACCTTTAATAAAGTTCCAAACTTATAAGTC